GTAGACTTCCCGATTCGCAATCGACCTTACGAGCAAATTTATCATGGTATGGTGGCTATTCTGATGTGGATTTGCGAATACAAGGGCATCGAGTATCGCGGCTTTAGGGTATCTGATATCAAGATCGAAGCGACTGGCAAGGGTAACGCCAAGAAACCCGACATGATCGCCACAGCACGCGCACAATGGCCTGATCAGCAGATAATCGACGACAACCAAGCCGATGCACTTTGGCTGCTTTATCTCGCGGCCAAGAAATTGGGGTGTCCGGTTGCGAAACATCATGCGGAGTTATTTTGATGAAACTATTTAAATGTGATTTTGGGAAGGGGGTTTGCTGCTCAGTTCAAATACCGGATGATCCGCCAAAAGGGGGTGAAAATTATCAGCCTATTGTCAAATGGCATGGTCGCCCGACAAATAAAACACTGAGGTCATATATTCGATGGATGAACTCAGTTAATCGTCAGGTAGCAAAAGAATGGGGTATAGGGTTCGTTCACGCATACGTCACGTCATCAAAGGGTTATGAGATTTATAGATATACCGCAGAGGGGCAGTCAGTTTTAGAAGAAAAATATCATGAATAACCCGATTTTAGGCTTGAAATTATGCCGAATTGGGCTAGATTATTAGGAATATGCGAAGACTCAGATTGATAACAAATTGCCCGTGCAGCGTAGCTGGCGGTTTGCTTGTGCAAGCCGCTCGAGTCTTCGCAGATAGTTGCGCTGCACAGGCCATTTTTATTGATCGATGGTAGCCACACACACTCAACTTGTCCGGCGCGCCGCAAAATGGCTGCAAGTCCGTCATCCGATAGTAATTACCGAAATGGTGACATACGGTGAAGAGGCAGACGCAATCGGCTTTAGCTCAAACGGTTCATTTTTAATCGAATGCAAGGCTAGCAGATCCGATTTTAAATCAGACAAAAATAAGCGTTTCCGACAAACGCCAGAGATGGGCATGGGTACATACCGCTATTATTTTTGCCCTTGGTCGATGATACAAAAATGGGAAATCCCTCACGAATGGGGCTTATTATGGTTAAAGGGTAAGCGGGTATTTAATATAAAAGATGCAGAGCCGCAAAAAAAGAGCTATGGCAGTGAGCAGCGGCTTTTAATATCAGCAATCAGGCGCATCCCTTCCATGGTAAAAGAGGGCTTAGAGCAGCCTGAACGGTGTCAAATCAAGTTTTATCCGTCTACATTAGGCAAAACCGCGACCATGGGAATCGAAGAAGATGGCGAAATCTAAAGAGAAATCCCCGGCGTTCCAGCTATATGCAAAAGAATGGCTTTCCTGCCCCCACGTAATGCGCATGCTTCCCGAACAGGAAGGCGCTTATATCCACTTGCTCTGCTTCGATTGGCAGGAAGATGGCTTGCTCAATGATATGGGTGTTCTGGTACATCTCTCTCGAATCACCAAAGACAAGCTGATGTTCGTACTCGAAAAATTTAAGGCACACCCACGCAAAGAGGGCTGGCTGACTCACCCGAGATTGGAAAAAGAGCGCAAGAAACAAAAGGAGTTTCGAAAGAAAAAATCAGTGTCTGGCAAGCAAGGGGCTAAAAAGAGGTGGTCTAAAAAGCCGCAAGCGCCTGATAATCAAGGTGGAAACGACACTGAAAAGCCCGATGGCGATGCCAATGGCGATGCTATAAATTTGCCAATAGCAAACGATGGCTCTCCTTCTCCTATTCCTTCTCCATCTGCTATTGCTATTCCTAAAGATAAGAAGAAGAGAGAGGGTCGCAAGCTCCCCGCTCTGGCTGATTGGTTAGATTACGCTAAAGAAAAGGATTATCCCAAAGAAGACGCCGAATCAGCATTCGACCATTATACAGCAAACGGCTGGAAACAAAAAGGCGGCAACTTAATCAAGGATTGGAAGGCAGCTTTGCGAACATGTAAAAAATTCTACTACCAGCGAAATTTTAACAATACCGAATCTGAGCGCGAAAGGCTCAGAGAGGAAAAAAAGCAGCGAATCGCTGACGACAAGCCTTGGTGACTTTTTAACAATCAACCGAAAATCAAATATGAAAGAGGAAGAAATAAGACAGGCTGCTGCGATGTATGCCTTAGTAGCAGAAATGAACGCAGTTTTGGCTGAGATTGAGGGAATGAAAGCTGAAAACTCGCAGAGATATATCAACGACGAAAGCCTCGCGTATGCCGAGGAGCACTTCGCTTATATGAGGGATAACCTTAAGCGCATTGCGGCGCGGCTAAGGGATGAGATCTAACCCAACCGATTAACCCGAACCGAAACGATTATGACAATAACAAAAGAGCAAACCTATAGGTCAAAACCGAGAGTTGATATGTGTGATGATATGGTACAGGTCACTTTGGATATGCCCATAAGAGAGTGGCGAGAGCTGCGACGGGAAATACGCATGAAGCAAGAGGGGATTACTGAAAGGGATATTGCAGAAACAAAACTTGACAACCCCGATGCCTGACCCAATCAAACTAAAAGCGTTTTGCCAGTTCTGCGACGCGGAGTACGAGCCCGAATCGTTTCCGATGCCGTGGGGCGTCAAGCCGTTGATCTATCCGTTTTGCTCCGAACTATGTCAGGAAAACCATATGCTTGGCGTGACCGAATTCGAGAACGCACGAAACGAATTCGACCGAAAACGTGAAGCGTTGCGATTATGGGAAACGACCGTGCCTGTGAATATGCGCGAAACTGATTTGGCTAGATTGCCAGCGATTGAGAAATATATCGACTGGCAGCCCGACGATTCAGGACGCGGGTTAGTTATTGTCGGCGACACAGGCAAGGGCAAAACTCGGCTGACTTATTTGATCCTGCGAAATCTAATGGTCGAAGCCGGGTTGGGCGTGATCTATTTCAGGCCGGGTGATTTTGCTTTGAGATCGCATTCGGCATGGATGAATAATCGAAGCGAGCAATTTTATGACGAAATACTTAAGGCCGACTTAGTGATTTGGGACGACCTAGGAAAAGAACGGTTCACCGAAACGAGAATGATGGATTTTTTCTCGGCGGTGAATAATCGGCTGGACAACAAACAGCCGATGATTTTTACCACGAACTATTCGGGCAGTGAATTAGCTGGCCGGTTTAATGACAAAGACTTTGCCGAACCGTTTTTGCGACGGATTCGGGAATCAACTGAAACAGTTAACCTATAGAAATTATGAGAAATATAATAATGATAATCATGCTAGCCCTCGGGCTGCTATGCCTTGCTGGAACGATTCACGGAATCTACCTGGCATTTTCTGTGAACTGGATCATGGGAATAGTTTTCCTGATTTGCGAACCGCTTCCACTTGTAACGTCTGTTGTTTACTGGCTTGCCGATATTAATATCGCTCAAAAATTGCTTGAGCTTTTTACAATGTAAGACCCTTGATCAACTAACAATCAAACCGAAACGACTATGACACCAGATTATCAAAAAGGATACAAGGCTGGGCGAAAACGCTCAACCGTTGACGCAAAAGAAATGCAGGAGCTGCGATTCAAAAACGAAAAGTTGCGGCAGGCTATGAATGATCGTAGAGACAATATTTATATGCAATGCCTAGACATGACATTAAATCATTGCAACGGATGGTCTATAGGCGACAAAACAATTAATAGCGCCGAAGGGTATTGCAGACTTGCAAAGATTTTCGCAGATAACTCGATATCAACTCTGTCAAAATAATGAGCCACACTTGCCAACATTGCGGCACATCAAAATCGCCAACGCCTGATTGCCCTGACTGCGAAGGAACGGTGGTGATCAGCTATTGTGCAATATGCGACACACAATTTCCCGGCGACATGAAAGTGCTTTGTCATACGTGTGAAGAATTCGAAGACGAGCGATTAGACCGAGAAGATTTTATTGAACACATGACCGACCCGACGACCGAAGCGATTGAATTGGTTGACGGGGTTGGCGAACCATTAACTGAACTAATGATATGAAAAAGAAAGCCGAACCTTACAGGGCGCAAAAGCCTTATGCAGCCGAGCCGAGAATGATAGTTGTGAACGGAAGATTAAAAATGAAAGACGGTAGCAGCGCCACGGCTTATTTAAAATCTTGGCAGAAATATTCAAAGACTCGAAACGGGTGCCATGTAACTATGATGAAAACGGGAGAGTTAAAAGCAATGGCGCATGCCGCTCTAATTGGCAGGTCAATATCTGCATAACCAAAAAAACCACCATGAATAAAACAGACACAATATGCCTCGCGCTAATCGGAATCATTCTGGCGTTGCTGCTAGCACTGCCGATTATATTATTAAAAACGAACCCAGAGCCGATTTACGAGGGGATAACGATTCCGATTGTTGAGGTCGAGGTGATTGGCGGCGATAACTGAGAGGAAAATTATGAAAACATTCTGGTATAAAACACGCGATTGGTGGAAATTTCACTCAGTCCCATATTATCCAGATAAATCTGTTTTCAAAAAAGGATATATTATCTTGAGGGTATGCAAGCGCGGGCTTAATTTATATTTCGGAGAAAACAAACCATGAAATTCTATAACTTCATTTGGGGCGAAGGCGAATCGGGCTCGCTTGTGCTATTAGAAAACGATTATCGTGCGGAGCAAATACGCAAAGGGCTTGAGTCCGTAGTCAAAGAAAGCGTATCATGCGATCAGCTCGATAACCCTGTCAGTCCATTAAGCAAAGATGACATTAAGCGAGCCGCTGCCGTAATTAAAAAGTTTTTCGATCCATGACCGAATCAGAATACATCAACTATCTTCAAAGGATCGAAGATATTCGGAAAACGACAAACGATTGCCCGTCTAGCACTCTCACTCTGCAAATATATGTTTCCGTATTAAGGCTTATCGAAAAATATCAAGAAATGAGCATCAAGCTCGACAGGCAATGGCTAGAAGACCAATTGGCAGCAGCTAAAAATAATTCGCAAGGATAATAAGCGTTGCCCAAATCCCGCCAAATACTAACTCGACAAAACACCTAAATCACGTTACGGATGCACCGACATAGCCAAAACACATCGAACGAAAGCGAACCGAAGAGGGTTATCACCGGCGTCCTGCAGGACGTAAGGCTGTGTGTGATCCCGAAAAACCTCGAAGCAAGTCAGATGTTTACAGACGTTGACAGAATTCGCAGACAGATCGAAAAGCTCTATGGTAAGCCTAAATTCGTGCCTCCACCCCGCAAGTGATATGAAACAAAAACAACCAAATGGGTATACGGCCGCTCGGCGTGACCTGATGAAAGCGCACAAAAACAGGAAGCGACAGGCCAACGTGCTGGCGATCCATTATTACAACAACAATGAAACTGCTCGCCGGATACACAATCTGAGGATGGAAATAATCGCACAGAAACCGCGCCGGTCACGTTGGTGGTATTATTCGAAGTATATGATTCGGCTCAAATGGTTGAATGTCATACGGTTAGTTAGGCGGGCGAGAGGATGATTCTTAAGCGACGCACATATTTTCAAAGGTTGCTACACGCGCCAGTTCACTTTCGCAAGCAATATTCGATAGGTGCTGACAAGATTTCGAGGCGTCAAAGATTTATGCACGCGCTGAGATTCACAAGGCTTCTACTGAACCCGCCAAATAACCGAGCTTGATCTTTTTGCGATTCTGGGTATTGTCCAGCGTTAGCAGGATGATATATGGTCAACGATAATAACGAAGGACAGCAAAAACCGAAGCACAATGGCAACGGAAACGGGCGATTTATTAAGGGTGATCCGCGCATCAATAAAACCGGGACGCGAAAAGGCCGAACCGGATTCGCTACTTTGCTCAAGGAAATGGGCAAGATCCCGCACAAAGGCGGCAAGACTCAGATGCAGGCCGTCTGCGAAGAGCTTTACAAAAAAGCCCTCGCTGGTGAGCAGTGGGCAATCATCGCCTTGATGGATCGCACCGACGGCAAGCCAAGACAGGTCATGGAAATGCTTGATAATCATCGCGATATAGGGAAGCTGGATGACGCAGCATTGACCGAGTTGTTCCTGCAAAACTCTCAAGAAAACTGAGCTTAGATGATATGCGAAGAGACAGCAGAGTCTACTTTGTATTGGCTGACGCTGCGTAAACGTCGCTATTTGATGCAGTTTCTTGAAGGCCATTCGCCCGAAATGAACTGGCGATACATGCACCTTATCCATGTGATTGAACGACTTGAGCAAGCACTTGAGGACGCAATCGCAGGGAAATACCCTCGAATCATAATCATCTGGCCGCCGCGTCATGGCAAAACATCCTTAGCAACTCACCGATTCCCGGCGTACTGCCTGCACAAGCGGCCATTCTGGAAGGTGATCGTCGGCGCACACAACGAGAAAAAGGCGACCGACATGACGCGAAAGATCCGCTCGATCTGTCAATTGGCGAAGATGGATCTCTCAGAAGACAAGTCGGCCGCTGGCGAATGGGAGCTATTGCAGGGGGGAAGCTGTTTCGCTGCGGGTATGCAAACCGGCGTTGCTGGCACCGGCGCGAACGCCCTGATCATCGATGACCCGGTCAGGAATAGGCAGGATGCTAACTCGAAAACGATCAGCGATAAGATACTCGATGAGTTCACCGACTCGTTTATGACACGGCTCGAGAAGGTCAATCTTGTGATTATGTCGCTGACTCATTGGTCACAGCTTGACCTGGCTGGCCGAATACTCGAGATAGATCCAGACGGATGGGAAGTAATCAAGTTTCCCGCCATTGCTGAACAAAACGATGTTCTTGGCAGGGCTGAAGGCGAGGCGCTTTGCCCCGGATTGATCCCGCTTAAGATGCTCGAATACTTTCGCGACAAGCGGCCAAAGACTTTCGAATCGCTTTATCAGGGCAATCCGTCGGCAGCTGGCGGCGACATAGTTCACCGCGAATGGTTCAAATATTTCAAGGAAAGGCCAGAAAAGGTATATCGCACCATACTTTCGGTCGATACCGCATTCAAAGAAAAGGAGTCAAACGACTATTCGGTGATAGGCACATGGTTCGAAACCGAAAGCGCCGGATACCTTGACGATGTGTTTCGAGAAAAGATGTCATTCCCGAAATTGCGTGACGCGCTGAAGTCGATAGCGGCTCGGGTCAACCCTGATTTGATACTGATCGAGGACAAGGGAAGCGGCACTTCCCTAATTCAAGACTTGCAAGATCAGACTTTACTTCCCATTGTCGGCGTTCCGGCAGACGTGTCTAAGACTGCCAGACTACACAGAGCAACGGGTCAATATGAATCAGGAAACATCTACCACAAGCAAGGGGCGCACTGGCTCAACGATTTCGAGCATGAACTTCTTACCTTCCCAAATGCCGTTTATGACGACCAAGTTGATATGGTGACGCACTACATAAATAACATCATGAAGGAAGTCAGCGACTTCATAATCGTGTAATGAAACTCGGGATCATACAGCAGGCTAGAAATTTATGGGCGAAAGCGATCGGCCAATCGCAGGCCGATATTCGGGCGCTAATCAAGGGCAATACGTTCAAGGGCTTTCTGTCGCCGACATTTCGCAACCTGGCTCGGGAAGCGTTCAGATGTTCAGAGCTGGTTTATTTCATCCTGAATGATATCGCCCAAAGCGGGGCAGGCGTTCCGCTCGACCTGCAGGATCAGCCCGATTGGGTAGTCAAGCTAATGGCGCAACCCGAAGTCGGCAGCGAAAATAAAGCGGGCAAGCTCTACAAGACATGGATGTATGAGCAACTGATTTACAAACAGCTATCCGGTTCGGCATACGCTGAATCGACACAGATCAGATCGACCGTCGCAGATCTGCCAGTGATTCGCCCTGACTGGATCATTCCGCTCGAGGCCGGTGTCGAAGAGCTTCGAGGATGGCAAGTCACTAGGTTTGGCTTAACAAAAGAATTCCCTGTCAGCGAGATATTTTGGTCAAAGAAGCTCGACCCGCTAAGGCTCAATCATGGATTCCCGCCGCTGGCAGCTTCGACTCATGCGTTCGATCAGCGTTGCAGTATCTCGCGGTTGAACATGCAGGTCTTGAACAATGACGGTGCGGTCAAAGGGATTATGAAGCTGATAAAGCCCAAAGACGGATTCACAAAGACGCCTGGCGCAGAAGAGATGAAAGAAATCAAAAAGGCAGTCAATCAAGCTTTCGGCGCTGAAAACGAAGGCGGGATCGCTGTCACGAATTGGGATATGGTTTGGGAGCAATTAGGCCAGACCGGCCGCGAGATGGATTGGTCAAAGACCAAAGAGCAGAACGCACGCGAGATCGCAATCGGCAATGGATATCCGCCGTTTCTGCTTGGATTCTCGACAGGCTCGACTTTTACCAATCTCAGCGAAGCGCGGCAATGGTTGTGGAACCATACGGTCATTCCTTGGGTCGAAGGCGTTCTATGCGATTTGACCGTGCATCTGCGAATGGTGTCCGGCGATATGTCGATCGAGCTTAAACTCGACAAAACTCAGATCCTGTCGATTCAGGAACAAATGGTCATGAAGCGCGACGCCGATCGCAAAGATTGGGATTCGGGATTGATCACCATGCAGGAATGGCGCGAGCGCAATGGTTTCGATGAAAACCCACAAGGCGATTTCAAGCTCGATTTAAACAGACTCAGTTTACCGCTCGATGAATGATGATTGGCTTAAGCGATTGCACCACAACGGACATGCTGAACTGATTGAACGGATCAAGGCGCAATATCGTTACAAGCAAAACCGCCGCGAGGTCGCACCGTTGGTTTCACTGCTGAACAGGCAGGAAATAATTATGCTCAGACGCTTAGACAGGCGATATCGTGATTTGGCAAAGAAGATCGCCGAAGAATTCGAACGCACCGGCCGAGACGGCGCTATCCAAGCGATCACCCTATCTGATCAGCAGCTTGAAGAATTGATTTTAACCACGAACACCGAAACGGCCGGAATAGCTGGTAATTGGCAGGCGGTCAGGTTGCAGAACCAAAAAGGCCAGAAATCCGAAAAGAACATACACGAAGTAATCGAAACCAATCTCGAAGCGTTTTTGCTGGCTGGCGCACTGAACTCGGTCAGCTCGATTTTGCAGACCGACAGGGAAGCGGCCGCGACAATCATTGCCAGGGGAGTCGAGGAAGGATTGGGCGAGCGAGAGATCAGCCGAAGCCTACAATCAGCGTTTGCCGGTAGGCTCGGAAAGATCCGCGCATCAAAGATCGCACGCACTGAAATCGGTATCTCAGGCAGTAGAGGACAGAACGAGGGCGCGAAAGAAGAGGGAGCCGAGCAAAAACTTTGGGTCGCGATCGATGACGACAGGACTCGCGGTCATCATATCGATATCAACCTTAGACGGGTCAAGATCAACGAGTTCTTCACCCCGCTTGGCGAGAATATGAGTCATCCCCACGATACCCAGCACGGCGCAACCCCGCGCAACTTTATCAACTGTCGGTGCCTGGTGCTTTACGATTGATTTGACACGATTTCGAATTGTGCTAGATTTGGGGCGTGAAATACATTGAGCCTTATCGCAGGTGAATCAGGATGCCAGCGAGTTACCCGTGGTGATCCGATTGGTAAATACTAGGCCGTAAATACTCTAGGACGCTAGAGCGTTCCTTCGGCCATAAGGCTCAATGTATTTCACAACTCAACCCAAACCCATACACAATGGCTAAGAAAAAAGCAGCAAAAAGAAAACCCGCTAAGATCAGGACACGGACAAAAGCCAGCGATATAAATCCATTATCAGCCCCGCTTGAGTGGGATGTTTCATGCGATTTCGATGGCGATTGGTCATATCCTCAATAGCGTTTAGGGGGTCAGTCATTTAATTGGCAGCGGGACGCCGTGACCCCGCCACTTTACGATTGAGCTTTACAATCTCGACAGATCATGATTTTTTGCGAAAGTGAACAAGTTTCTCAATTTCAAGTTTGAAAAGTTTGACGCTGACAAGCGCGAGGTGAGCGGGATGGCCTCGACTTTCGGCAATATGGATCTTGACGGCGACATTATCGAGGCAGGCACATTCGATGAGCAATTCGGATCAGCCCAAAGCATCACAGTCAAAGCATTGTGGCAGCATCAGTTTTTCAACCCGGTCGGATTGACCAATGTCATGAAGTCGCTCGAGGGCTTGCCGATAGTGATGAAACTGGCTGAGAAAGTCCAGCAGGCCGACGAAGCACTTGCGCTTGCCGCTCAAGACGTAATCGATTCATTTTCAATCGGGTTCAGAATATTGCTCGATGGCTTTGATCCTGATCGCCGCGCAAACATTATCACAAAGGGCAGGCTCCGCGAAGTCAGTCTCGTCACATTCCCGGCCAACCCGCTCGCAACAATTTCCGACGTAAAGAACGCTAAAGACATAGCAGAATTCAAAGCATCAATCATCGAGGGACTGCGCAATGCAGTCGGCCTGTCGAAAAAGGATGCTGAAACAATTGCTGCTGTCGGTTGTCAGGGCTTGGGTAATCCAGACCTTTTGATCGGCGATGCTGACGACGTGAATAAAGAGTTATACATTGAACACTTATTGAAAATAGCATCATGAAATTAACACCAGAAGAATTGAAAAACAAAAAGCCTGAAGAGTTGCTTACGATGATCATGGAAGCCCATGAAGAAAGCGCAAAGAATCTCTCAGAGTGTGTTAAGTCTGAAGACTTCAAAAAGGAATCGGCAGATTTGCAGAAAAAGCAAAACGAGATCCACGAAGCTTTGACTACGCTCGAAACACAGGTCAAGAAAAACAACGACGCTTACGACGAAGAAATCGTAAAGCTCAAGCAGGGCACCGGCTGGAAGGCTGAGAAGGAAGCAGAGAACAAGGCAAAGGCAAAGGCCGCTTACGAGCTATTTATCCGTAAGCCGCTTAATGAAATGAGCTCCGCACAAAAAGAGATCATCGAGGAAGCTATCACAAACAAGGCCTTGATCGCTGGATCATCTTCTGAAGGCGGTTTCTTGATCATTCCTGATCAGGCAAGCGAAATCGAGCGTTTAGTGATCGAGTCATCTACGCTTCGCGCAATGGCTACTGTCATCAGCGGATCGTCAAGCTCATGGGAGCAACCAATTCAGGAAGGCCGTGCGGCCGCTCGCTATGTTGGCGAAACTGAAACACGCACCGAAACAGCAACGCCAACGTTCAACAACTTCAAAGTTGAGGCGAACGAAATCAATGCTGAACCGCAAGTCACCCGCAAGTCGCTTGATGACTCCGCGTTTAACGTTCTCGCATTCTTAACGGCTGAAGTCGCTGCGGAAATCGGAATCCTTGAAGGCAACCGTCATTTCGCTGGCACTGGCGTCAATGAGCCCGAAGGTTTCTTGACCCTACCCGATGGCTTGGCTTTCGGCCAGATCGAGCAGACCGCAGGAACCGCAGACGGTGACATCGTCTACAAGGATCTAGTCAACCTGAATACATCGCTCAAGACGTTCTACCGTCCAAACGCAACATACCTTGCAACACGCGAAACGATGGGGGTTCTCCGTAATATTGTTGACCTGGAAGGCCGACCATTATTGCAGCCCGATATTCAGAACGGCGGTATCTTGAACTTGTTCCAGCGCCCATTGATGGAAGCGTCTGACATGGGGCAAGTGCCGACAGCTACCGGAACCGAACTGCCGCTCGCATTCGGCGATTTCCGTCGCGCCTACGTGATCTATGATCGCCAGGGTATAGAGGTGTTACGTGATCCATTCACTAACAAGCCGTTTATTATCTTCTCGCATACTTTCCGCTCAGGCGGCGGCGTGCGCAAGGGTGATGCACTCAAGC